CGGTTACAAGCCGGCAGGTGGAGCGCAGCCGCAACAGCAGAAAGCATTTACGCCGGGTGGCAATACGGGAGGTGCGGCGGCAAGCGGCACGCCTCCATGGAAGCGTAACGCAGCCTGATGTGAAGGGTGCCGGTAAAGTTTGCGCCTAACCGGCACCCACCTTTCCCCTGACTGACTTTCAAGGATTAGGCAGTGGCCGATCTAACAGATGATTTGCGTCTTTCACAGACGCCACGGACCGCCGCGTCGGCAAAGGCGGTGGGCCAAACACGTTATTTTACCGGGAAGGCCTGCAAGCGTGGTCACTTAAGCCAGAGATTGGCGTCAACCGGCGCGTGTCTAGCGTGCCAGTCGGAGGCCGTAAAATCTTGGCGAAAAGCCAATTCCGAAAGGTACACCGCTTGGTGCGAACGCTGGAACGGTGAAAACAAAGCTCGCCGTCGCGCCTATAAGTCAGACTGGCATCTACTTCACCGCGCCGGCGAACTGAACAGGATGCAAAAGTGGCGAGCCGCGAATCCATCTGCAGCACGTGCGCATGAAGCGCGCCGTCGCTGTCGCTTACAGAATGCGCCCGGCCAGCATACCGCAAACGATATTGAAAATATTCTGCAACTTCAAAACATGCTGTGCGCAGGCTGTAGCGCGGATATATCCTTGGCCTACCAAGTCGATCATATTCTTCCTCTCGCGCTAGGCGGATCAAACGATCGAAAAAACCTCCAAATCCTCTGTCCGCCGTGCAACCGGCGCAAGCACGCCAAACATCCTGATGATTGGGCACGAGAAATTGGGAGGGCGCTGTGATGGTCGCGCTTCCCGATACGATAGACCATACCCTCGCTGCAGCGGATACCGCGCTTGCTTCCCAGCAAGAGCGGCGCCCACGCGCCTACCTTGGCATGTCCGCCATTGGCGACCAGTGCGCCCGCAAACTCTGGTATGAATTCCGGTGGGCTGCGCAGAAGAATTTTGACGCGGCGACGCTGAAACGTTTTGCCGACGGTCATGCCACGGAAGCGTTGGCAATTGCGCGTCTGAAGGCAGTTGGCGAGCTTGAGCTGCACGACACTGCCGAGGATGGCCGCCAGTTCGGCTTCACCGATTTGGGTGGGCACTTTCGCGGACACATGGACGGCGTCGTCCTCGGACTGCTGCAAGCGCCGAAAACTTGGCACGTTCTGGAAATCAAGGCTTGCGGTGAGGAGAAGCTGAAGGAGCTTGAGAAGGCAAAGGCCGATCTCGGCGAGAAGCGTGCGCTTCAGAAGTGGAACCCGACCTATTATGCACAGGCCGTGCTCTACATGCATTATGCCGGTCTGGATCGGCATTATCTGGTTGCATGCTCCCCCGGCGGTCGCAGATGGACCAGCGTGCGCACCGAGGCGGATCCGGCCGAGGCGCAAGCTCTCATGGCGAAGGCTCAGAAGATCGTTCATTCCGAACGGCCGCCTGATCGCATTGCCGGAGCGGATTTCTATTTATGCCGCTGGTGTGATTTTCATGACGTCTGCCATGACGGCAAGCCCGCGCTCCGCAATTGTCGCACCTGTTTGAGCGTAACCCCCGAGCAGGACGGGTGTTGGTCGTGCACGCGATGGGATCTGGCTGACATCGATCTTGAGGCGCAGGCAGACGGCTGCGAGCAGCATCTGTTCATTCCCGATCTGGTGGCTGGCGAGCAGATAGACGCCGCCCATGATTGGGTGAAATATCGGCTCAAGGATGGGTCGGAATTTATCGACAGGGGGCGTGGATGACCCTCGAACTCCGACCCTACCAAGCCCAGTGCATCAACGATCTCTACAACTATTTCGTCCGGCACACCGGGAACCCGCTAGCGGTCATTCCGACAGGCGGCGGTAAAAGCCTGATCATGAGCAAGTGGTGCGAGCTCGTATTTGATGCGGACCCAAAGGCGCGCATCATCGTGGTCACACATGTTCGGGAACTGGTCGCGCAGAATTATGCCGAGCTAAAGACAATATGGCCCGAGGCACCGGCGGGGATTTATTCAGCTGGTCTCAATCGGCGCGACCTGTCAGCGCGGATCCTGTTTGCCTCAATCCAGTCGGTCTACAAACGCGCCTACGAATTGCAGCAATGTGATATGATCCTAGTCGACGAAGCCCATCTGATCCCGCCGACGTCCGATACCATGTACCGCCAGTTCCTGAATGAACTGAAAGCGATCAATCCGCATCTGAAGATCGTCGGCTTCACCGCCACGCCGTTCCGGCTTTCATCGGGTCTCTTGCACCAGGGCGAGGGCGCTTTGTTCGATGCCATCGCTCACGAAACCAATGTCCGTGATCTGATCGACGCTGGCTTTCTGTCTCGCCCCGTCAGCTATTTTGAAAAATGGCAACTCGACACCGCGGGCGTCGGTACGCGCGCAGGCGACTTCATTGCCAGTCAGCTTGAAGTGCCGGCGCTTGATCCAAAGGCGATCGATAACATTGTCAGCCGCACCATCGCTTCCGGCGACGATCGTAAGGGTTGGCTGGTGTTCGGCTGCACCGTCGCGCATTGCCAGGCGCTGGCGGACGAGATCACAGCCCGCGGCATCTCCACCGCTACCATCTTCGGAGACACGCCGGGCAAGGAGCGTGCTGCCATTATCGAATCCTATAAGCGCCAGGAGATCCGCTGTCTCGTTTCCATGGGCGTGCTGACGACCGGCTTCAACGCCAAGCATGTCGACCTGATCGTGCTAGCCAGGCCGACCAAATCAACGGGCCTATACATTCAGATGGTCGGCCGGGGCACACGTCTCAGTCCCGGCAAGGACAACTGCCTGATACTCGACTTCGGCAGCAATATCAGCCGGCATGGGCCTTTTGATGATCCCTTAATCCCCGGCGAGAAGCGCAAGGGCGAGGCCGGTGACGCGCTCATCAAATATTGCGAGATATGCGAAGCTATATGCGCTGCGTCCGCGCGCTCTTGTCCCGAGTGCGGCCATGAGTTCCCGCCACCGGAGCGCAAGGTCTCGGCCGCACCTGAAGCTGCGCCGATCATGGCTCCACCGCCTGAATGGCTCGACGTCGATCATGTGTCCTTCGCGCTGCACGAGAAGCCTGAAAAGCCGACCAGCTTGAAGGTCAGCTACCGAACCGGCATGACCACCCACAGCGAGTGGGTGTGCCTTGGCCATGAAGGCTATGCCCGCTCCAAGGCGGAAAGCTGGTGGCTGCGCATGGCCGGGGCGCCCATACCCAAAAACGCAACCGAAGCGCACATGCGCCAAAGTCAGATTCGGAAACCAGATCAGATCCGGGTGCGGAAGAACGGCAAATTCACCGAGGTGGTCGCGCATAAGCATCTGCCGCCTTCAGAAGAGCAGGCCGCCTGATGGCCTGCGCCGTCTGCCTTCGCGATCATTGCGGGCTGGGCTTTTACGAGCCGAGCAAGGATCCGTTCAAATCCAAAAATGTGCAGCAGGCCTGTTCCATGGCCTGCCTCGATATCATTCATAATTATTGGAGGACCGGAGAGGTGCTTAACCCAACACACTATGAAAAAGAGGCCTTGGCTGCCGCGGGCGACACCGGAGGTGCATATTTAGAAAGCATCCAGAAAACCGACCTTGCCCAGATGTCGCAGGACGAGTGGTGGATGTTCCTTCTTACCATTTTCGACACCACCACCTCCGAGCTGCGTCGGCTCGCCGACGAGAACGCCGTCCCGTTCTGATGAGCAATACATTGACCAATTCAACTTCATTCATGGCGCTGCATGGTGCCACGCTCGTCGATAACGGCTATCGCATCGTCCCGATCAAGCCGAGCGACAAAGCGCCGGGCCGCTACGATGCCATTTCAAATCAGTGGCTCGATGCAACTGAATGGTCCCGCTTCTGCGATCGGGCGCCCACCGATCTTGAAATCACCAATTGGGAAGGATGGCCGGGATCTGGCGTCGGGATCGCCTGCGGCAATGTCGTGGGAATCGACATCGATATTCTTGATGTCGGCATGGCCACGCGCATCGAAGAACTGGCTCGCGAGATATTGGGAGAGACCGAGGCCATCCGCTTCGGGCAGCGTCCCAAGCGCATGTTGGTCTATCGTTGTGAAGAGCCCTTCGACAGCTTCGATATCCGGCCATTGCAGGTTTATGCAAAGGGCCGCCAGTTCGTTGCCTTCGGCATCCATCCCGTTACCCAGCGGCCATATGAGTGGGCTTTCAGATCGCTGACCGAGGTTGATCGCTCAGACCTGCCCGTCATAACCGAACAAAAGGCGCGTGAATGGGGCGAAGCAGCCGCCAAGCTGATGGGGGTCGCAACTCCCAGGCCTAACAATGGTCAATCGCATCATGCACATGAGGCCGCGACCTATGAGGCCGTGCAGCAGGCTCTCCAGTTTATCCCTTCCGATGCTTCCACCTCTCGCGCCGAGTGGATCGAGATCGGCATGGCGATAAAATCCGGCCTTGGCGATGATGGCCGGATCCTGTGGCATGAATGGTCGGCCCAGGACGACCGCTACAATTCCAAGGAATGCGACAAGCAATTCGACAGCTTCAAGAATGACCGCGCCAATGCGATCGGCGTTGGCACGCTGTATGAACGCGCTCGTCTAAGGGGCTGGGTTCCCAATGGCGTCGATCTCTACGCACGCGATGCCGAGGTTCGGCACGCGCAAATCCATATCGATATCGCTGCCATACTGGAAAGCTGCGCGCGCAGGCAGGGTATCAGGCCAGCCAGCGAGGAAGTCATCTACACCGTGCCGCAAGGCGAGCCAGGATGGCTGCGCGATCTCGGCGGCGGTCTTCGGCTGTTCGTGGAGCACGCGAACGACACTGCCATCCGCCCACAGCCTTGGGTGACCCTAGGCGGCGCGCTAGCCATGTTCGGCGCGCTTGCCGGGCGACGATATGCAAGCCCCACGAACCTGCGCACCAATCTCTATTGCATCGGCATCGCCGACAGTGGCGGCGGCAAGAACCATCCGCTCCGCCTCGTCTCGACGCTCCTGAAGGAAGCCGGTCTCAATCGCTTTCTAGGTGGCGAGAACATCGCCTCGGGCGCCGGCCTGGTGTCGGCCGTCACAGCGCAGCCGTCGATCATATTCCCGATCGATGAAATCGGCTTTCTGATCAACGCCGCGGCTGATCGCAAAAAGTCTCCCAAGCATCTGACCGAGATATTGGACAGGTTGACACAATTCTATTCGACTGCGGCGCACACCTTCCTCGGCACTGAATATGCCAACAAGAAGGAACGTGCGCGCGAGTTGATAGAGCAGCCGTGCATGTGCCTCTACGGGCTTACCACCCCGTCGGTGTTCTGGAGCTCGCTGTCCTCCGACAATGTCATGGATGGCAGCCTGGCCCGCATGCTCATTTTCGAGAGCGAGAACAATTATCCGGACGCTCGTCATGATATTGAGTGGGGTGAACTGCCTTCGCATCTCATTGAGGCCGTACAGGCCGTAGCAGAGGGCGCTGCGGGGCATGTTGCCCTGCCACTGGGCGATCTGGCCATCAATATCCCGCAGCCCTTCCGGGTGCCCTATGCCGACGAGAAGGCGAAGCAGCTGGCCATCGATATCGATCATGAGACCACGCGCGAGCTTCGCAAATATATGGGCACGCCGATGACGTCGGTGATCGCCAGGCAAGCCGAGAACGCGGTCAAGGTCGCCTTGGTGCGCGCCATAGCCAACAACCCGGCAAAGCCCGCCATCGACTTTAAGGACCTGTCCTGGGGCTATGACATTGCCAAGCAGTCGGTCGACACCATCGTCAAGGCGGTGAACGAGCGCGTTGCGAACAACGAAGCCGAGGCCACGCTCAAGAAGGTGCTGAAGATCATCAACGATGCCGGGTCGTCCGGTATCGACAAGGGGGCCCTGACGAGGCGCACGCAGTGGCTGCGCGACACACGCCATCGTGATGGCATAATCGATCAGCTTATCGAGGGCGGGCAGATATGGGTGGGCAAGGCGGGCCTTGATCCATCGCGCCCCAAGACGGTTTTTTACGCCAGCTAGGTTCTGAAGTTATT